TGAGATCAATATCTCGTTAATTATTGATTGAGCTTTATCTTCTATGATTTTCGGCTCTGCTTTTCTTTTTCCAAAACATAATTTTATTTTTTATAGTTAATCCAAAAATCATATAAAGATTTCGGGGTATTATTTTTATTGAATTTAGTTTGGGAACTATCCCTATTTTGGTTTAATTTACTTAATACATAACTCCAGTCGCTCATAATTTCCAAGTTTTTATTAATTCAGTGATTGCAACAGATTTCTTTACAGTAGTATCTGGATCAACCAATATATCGTTTATAGCTTCAGCAGCATCGGAAAGAATTAAAGGAAACGGTAACCGCAATAAATTCATTATGAACGAATTTTTATTAATAGTATGTGTTTTTCTTTTGATAGCTTGCATTTGGTACAAAGTAATGCTTAGGCTCGAAGAAGAAAGAAATAACGAACTGCAAGAGCAAAACGAAATTATGAACGTCATGTATAGCGCCATGAAAGTAAAGATTAAGAGAAAGAAAGAATTGCTAGAGATTCAGGACAAACTTATAAAAGAACTTCAAAATAAATAAAACATGAAAAAAATAGGAACATTTGTATGTATAGTGATAGGGCTCGTTATTGGACAGATTATTTACAATAAGTTTATAACTGACAAGCACAGTAAAGATCATGTTTGTATAAAAGTAAGCGAAGATTACCTAATGTCGATATATCGAGTAGCGTATTGGAAAGGAGTAGAAAACGGAATAAGAGTTGCTAAAAAAGATAATGGTAATTCTTATTCTAGTCAAGTTGAAATACTGGAGGATGAAGACACTATTTCTTATAGAAAGGAAATAAAACAGCTTGTAAAGCACTAATTTAATTTAAACCTCCCAATGTGGAGGTTTTTTTTTTATCTTTGCTTTGTGAGTGGAAAAAAGATAAATAAGGAAACTGCAATAAAATCAATAGTTAAGCACTTAAAAGCGGGGCTTGATAAGAAAACTATTTGGAAAAAACTGGAACAAAATGGCACAGTTCCAAAAGTAACATTTTATCGATGGTATAATATAGCCGATGAAGAATATCAAGAATTCTTAAGTGTTGCAAATCCTATAGTTAGAGCAAAAGAGATTGAAGCATTAGGTCAGATTGCAGTTTCAAATATCCTTTCGAAAATAGAAAGGCAGCAGATACTTTCTGATATTGCGCTGGGTAAAATTCCGCTAATAAAACATATTGTTTGCAATAGAATGATCGAAGAAGTTGAGATAGTTCCTAGTTGGTCTGATAGGAAAAGTGCAATTGATATTTTGAATAAAATGGACGGAGCTTATATACAAGAAGATCCAGACGATGAAGAAGAATTTAACGGATTCGAGATACAAGATGTTTAAGCCAAAATCAATAATAAAGCTACTTAAGCATCAAAGAGCCTTTGTAGTGTCGAGAATTAAGCACGCTATTTTAGTTGCTGGATTTGGATCTGGAAAAACAGAAGCTGCGGTCACAAAAGCAGTTTATATACTTACATCTACACACAAGAAATTGAATGTAGGTTATTACCTTCCAAACTATCCACTTATTAACGATATCGCAGTACCTAGATTTCAAGATTTTTTTGAAAAACACAATATACAATACAAGTACAATTCAAGCGAAAAAGTCTTCAAAACCAAGTACGGAAAGATTTTGCTTAGAAATATGACCAAACCTGAAACCATTGTGGGGTATGAAACCTTTTACGCTATTGTAGACGAAATTGACATTCTACCAAAAAGTAAAGCAAAAGCCGTGTTTAATAAAATTATTGCCCGTAACAGGCAGGTAGATCCAAAAGGAAGAAACAATTCAATTGATCTTGTTAGTACTCCAGAAGGTTTCAACTTCCTTTATAATTTCGCTGTTAAGGAATGGAGCACAGAAAAACTTCTGATAAAAGCCAAAACCAGCGATAACCCGTTTTTACCTCCTGATTATATTGATACATTAGCAGCTCAGTATACGCTAGAAGAATTAACTGCATACATTAACGGTGAATTTTGTAACCTTACCAGCGGAACTGTTTATAAAGGATTCAAACGTGACGTTCACAATACAACACGTGAGGCATTACCAAGAGAGAATCTATACATTGGGATGGATTTCAACGTACAAGATATGAGTGCTGTAGTTTATGTTATTGATTCTGGCTCCATGTTTGCAGTTGATGAATTCACTGGCGTATATGATACCAAAGAAATGAGTCGGCAAATTCGGGAACGATACCCGGATAATGAAATAGAGATCAATCCGGATGCTTCATGCAAAAATAGGCGTTCTGCCGGTGTATCTGATTACGATATTCTCATGGAAGATCAGTGGAATTTCAATATAAACATCAAAAGAAAAAACCCAGAAATACTTAACCGTGTAAGATCTGTAAATAAATCGTTTGAAGATGGAAAATTATTTGTAAATTTGGCAAAATGTCCTAACTTCACGGATGCATTGGAGCAACAGCCATATAAAAAAGGCTTACCGGATAAGACGCTTGGAATTGACGGCGTGCTGGATGCTGGAGGTTATGCGGTTGTAGAACAGATTTATACGAGTGGGTTGGATTAACTTTAAAAAACTTATCATATGAAAAATATCGGAATAATTGGCTGTGGAGATATTAGCTTGACTCATGCTATTTCACTCGCTTTACTAAGTAAAGGCAAAACAGTATGTGTTCATGAATTAAGAGCGGTAAAAGCCGAAAGATGTATAGAACCAGTCATTAAAAAAGAACTGTCAAAACCATTCAGCATCAACGAAAGAGATTCTGATTTCAGAAAGCGATTATTTAATTCTAAAAAGAGATATAAAAAATGAAAGCATTATTTAAAAGCCACTTCCCATTCGTGGAAAGTCCAGAATCAGAATTAGATCCAAGTCAAAAACTTATCAAACAAACGTATGAGAAGCTTTATCCAGAAGAAGTCAAAACCGTTAAAACAAATCGATTACGAGAAGTTCACGGAAATGATGAACCAGTTAAAGGAGCAGGAAAAGAATAGCGATGAAGATTATACTTTAGCCATTCTAAGTACGTTCTACCCTAACGACACAAGAAGTTGGATAGAATGTATTAACGAGTTCATGACATTGAGGTCACAACATATCGTTTATGATCTGAAAATGAAACTTGGCTTTGACAACAGACCAGCAAAATATTATATCACGGCTGATACATATCTAGCTTTGGCCGATATTGTGAGTTTATACAATCACTTATCAGGAAAGAAAGTAAAAAATATTTCAATTCAATTTGCACAACAAGTAAAGAACGAGTTTTTGCAAAGTGTAGCACATTTTAAAGACCTGTACGAGTGGATTTATAACCCGCCTATAATTGGAAAGATTGGAGGGTATAGCGCAGGAAAACAACTAAGACAGGAGCTTCAAGAATATTATGGAGCTTATGCCGAAATAACTTACTTGCTCGCTAAAGGTGATGCAATGAAATTTGATGAAGTCAACGAAATGAAGTTGTCGGAGTATTTGGCATTGGGGGAATATTTATTAAGAAAAAGAGCCGTTGAGTCGGTGGAATAGTTATGGAAGAAGATATAGAAGACTCCTGTTATCATACAGGGAATTGCGAAACAGAAACAGGATCCGAAAAGGACTTAGATATGTGCAAACATTGTGGAGCTTTAATGTATTATATTGATGGTTTTTGGTATCATCACTCATTAGTTAAGATTGAATAATTATGGCAAACGAATATCAAAAAACAAAAGATTACGTACTCGGAAAGTTTTCGAGTGATCCGCTAGTGAATACTGTCACGACATTAACCAATGACTTGGTAGATACGAACAAAGAAACTATTTATCCTATCGTGAATGTTGAGTACAAGGAAAATGACGTACAAGAAGATGTTATTTTGTTCTCGTTCCATATCAAAGCATTGGATCAAAACGACATTTACACTAGAACCACTGACAACAAATTACAAATCGATACAAACAAGGATGATATTTTTAATGAGACATTTAATATTTGTCAATCGTTTATTAATTCGTTTCGTCAGTACAATTCTGCTGGTATAGAAATTTCCAGCAAATCAAAAGTAACCAAGATTGAACGTGAGAATTTAAACGATTTGAGCGGACATGAATTCGACATTATATTATCAATACCAAATGAGGGCAGTAGTTGTCCTGAATAAAACTTATAAAAATGGGAAATTCATTTGAAACAGCCAGACAAAAAGAGCAGATAGCTTTGCAAAGCGTACGCAGTAGATATCCTAAAATGTTAGTCGGGTTCGTAATGCATTATTTTGTCATAGCTCACGACGAACATGATTTTTTATCTAAGAGAAGCAAGATAGTCAGAGGTGACATACGCGGCTTTCTAACATTGGAAAGTGAATTAAAAAGACTCGGAATACCTAAACACGAAAATGCAGTATAATGGCCGTATCACAATCAGAAGAAGCGCTAGCGCAAAAGGTCGTTGACCTGAGTAAGAAAACCGCACACGTAGATACTGGAGCTTTGAAACGCTCCATTAATTACACTGTAGCACGCGGACAGATTGTTTTCCGTCAGTTGTTCTATGGTCAGTATTACGAAAACTCACAGCTTATACAGAATGCTGCACGTTACATGAAGGGAATCCCATATATAATTGAAGAGCTTGACGAAGAAGGAAATGTACAGAAAGCACAGTACAAAGCTGCTTCTGGTAGAGCATTCACTACTCCAGAGCCAAGAGCGGGAAAGAACGCCAGCAGGGGCGCAAAAGCACTGATTGAAAAATTATTAGCACAACGTAGAAAATATGCCAGCAAAGAATCCAAACAAGAAGATAATTGAAGATGAACTTAAAGTTCTGGGGGAAATCGTTTACGAAGAAGCCAGAGTAACTTCTAGGAAATCTAAGGATAGATTTGACAAGAACGGAAACGTTATCCATCGAGGCGGATCTTTGCAGAAGTCAATAAACTTTCGTGTGAAATCACAACGGCTTACATTGTCACAATTGCACTATGGCCAATATCAAAATCCAAATGAATTGGCCGTGTCGATAAAAAAACATTTACCAGAATCTATTAATGTGATTTCAAAAAATCTAGTTACTAACATCTTGAAAAACGCAGGAATAAAAAAATAAACATGACAATAACAGATCTTTCACAAGTAGCCTTTTGCAATTCTCCAGTAGTTGTGCGTATTGATTTAATGAATGATTTTCCTGCATACGTACCGCCAGAAATAAACACACGCATTCGTTTACAGTTGGTGACTTTCGATATAGACGATTCATTAGCAGAAGTAAACGTAAATACTTACGTGATGGATAAAGCTAGGGTATCGAGTGACGATAAGTATGTAGCTTTCGAAATTCAGGACTACTTAAAAAATGATTTGATACGAAAAGACAATCTGAATAATGTAGATTTTCCGGTATTGCTTTATCATAATACAAGTCTTCCTTATGTGCAAGGCATGTGTTTGTTTTATCGATACTCTTATTATGCGTATGATGAAACTACAAGCGTGCCAGCTATCAGCGTAACCGACAAAGTAGCTACTTTGGGTTATCGTTGGAGAAACGAACAGAATCCGTTTTACGGGTCATTTGTTGGAGGTGCAAACGGTTTTAATGTCGCTACTACTCCAGTAAAAAAATATGCCGAATACATTCCGTATTATTTCAAACAGGATTTTGTTTTTGGCACAAATAGAACTAGCAACAACTTCATAGTAACGACACAAATAACCCCTCCTAGCGTAGTATGTGTTAAAGAACCTATTCTTTTTATTTTCTTAAATAGAGACGGTAAATTTGAAACATTGACCACAACTGGAAAAGTGACTATCAATGATGATATCAAAAGACAGGAAAGCCAAAAAGCATTCCGTGACAGTTCGATGATAAACACCGAAAGCACTCATTTCAAAAACACAAGCATTGAAGAAGTATTTCAGACGTACACTGTAAATACTGGCGTAATGGATGAAAGTATGAACGGTATTATCGAAGAGTTGTTATACAGTCCAAAAATATATTTGGTTCGTTTTTACGGGCAACGCTGGACAGTTGAACAACAGGGTATAACTGTAGATAACGATATTATAACAGTCGATAACGAAACTATTACTGTTGATAGCGACACGATTACTTTGGCCGATGTAGGGTATTATTCTACTTACTTACAAGTGCCTGTGACTTGTGTCGATACTGATTTCGTGAAGAAAACCAACATAAATGACAAAAGGGATATTTCGTATTTCTTCAAATTCAAAGAAACTGCTTCAAAAGTTAAATAAATGTTAAAATTTTAAAATGTAATACGATATTTGAAAAGTGGTTGTATATTTGTCTCAGCAATAAAGCGAAACACTAAATATTATAAAGTATGTATTTATGCCAAACTAAATTAGAATTAGACACTACTAAGGTTTACGATTTAAATGGACAGGAAGTTTATTTAACCATACCTGTAAAAAATTGCGCTACTCAATTAATGACTAAAAGAGCATGGGAAATACAAGGAGAAGAAGGATGTATTTACGAACTAAATAGAGAGAGAAAAAATAAACTTAAATTGGTTGAAATATGAAAAACATACAAATAACATTAAAGTGCAAGGGTAGACCTCTTGAGGCTTTGTCTGAGGCTTCTACTATAGCAAAAGCTATAAAAGAAACGGTATTTTTAGAATTCGATAGTTTTAGTATATCAGTAAAAGAAGATAGTAACGTATCTGATTTATTCGAAATATTCACTCTAAAAAATAAAGAGGCAGTCTGATGGCACAAATCCTAAAACCTAACCGCTATGACAATAGGGGCGGTAACAAAAAGAAAACATCAACCAAAAAGATGTTTTCTTTTCGCGTTGAAGAAAGTCAGCATGAACTATTGAAAGAAATTGCTCAATATTTAAATAATCAATAGCATGAATCTATACATCGAAAAAGAAACTCCTGGCGAATATGGTTTAGTTGATACTTTCATTAACGAAACCGTTACTTTGAATACGAAAACTACCTATCTACAGGATATTACAGCAGTGTTCAAAGGGTTCACCAATGATTTTTCTACTGAAGCAACTCCAAACAATATAAAGTTGTACGGATATTTTGGATATACTGAACAAAACGCGCCAACCAGTATACAAAAAAGAGCAAAGCTATTCCTTGGAGGTGAATTATTCAAAGAAGGTATAGTAACATTAAAAGGCACATCTTGGATAAATGGCAAACCTTCTTTATTCGAGCAGGAGTTTTCAGACGGGCAAAAAAATCTAACTGAAATACTAGGCGAAGACACTCTAGAAATTCTTAACGATGGAGTAGGAGATATTGTTTGGTCAACCAAAAACATTCAAAATGCATTACAAAGCATTCAAAATGCTTCTGGTAATTTTCGTTGGTTTATTCCGTTGGTGTCTACTCAGAGAATTTTCACAATAGACAGCAGAGCATTAGCGACTGATAATATCGCTTACTTTTCTGGAAAGCCAATTACTAGCGAGGACGTTCTTTTAACTCAAGAGATAAGGCCAGCCGTGTTCATGT